TTGTAGGCCTGGCTCTGTTCCGTTTCTTTTGTATATAGGGGGTTGAGAAATCTAGAGTACAGACATTGTACTTTAGCTTCCTTGAGTTGGTACTTTTATATGTTATGACTGCATCGCCGCATTCCATTACAGCTTTTTTAAATTCTTCGTGTGTCACGTGCGTTCCTTAGTTGGTTATAAAAAACCATGCTAGTAGATATGTTTGTATCAGAAAATATGCTTAAAATTTTAAATACAAAAATACAAGGAGTAGCTCACTACCCCTTGCATTCAGGTGGATTAACCGTTTATTGTGTTAATAACTTTCGCTAAATACTGTGCTGCCTTTCCAGATAGTCTTCCGATGATGTCATCATCTGCTTCCTGTCCTGCGTCTGCTATTGCAGTCTTCAGCTCATTATGCATTGCCTCTTTACTAACTCTTCCACCACCTGTGGAACCGTTAGTAGAACTCCTAGATGGGTTCTTTTTGACATACACGCTTGCCCTAGTTAAAATCATTCTGACTCCATTTGGGCTCTCACCTAATGTATCAGCTATGTCTTTTACTATCTCCATACTTGTTTCTGGAGTAGGGTCTTGTTCAGTATATAAGTCGATAGCTTGTTGTTTTGATTCGTCTGTCCAAGCCACTCTTCTTCTCCTTAATTCTTTTTGTTGTTGATAAAATCTTTCTCCCATTCTTATATTATAAAGGATATAATTATAAAAGTCAAGATATATTTTCAGTTATGGTAAAATTGCATTGAACTTTAAGTCCTCTGCTCTATCGTCTGTCCACTTGTCTCCACAATCTACACAGGTCATTACGGGGGCTACAATAGCAATGGGTCTGTCATCATGTTCAAACTGAATAATATCAGCTCGTTGGTTTATGTTCAGACTTCCGCAATTTGGACAGTTCATCTTTCTCCTGTGTTAATTTTTCTATTCTTTGATAGAGGTCATAGATAGTCCTATTTAAGTCCCTTATAGTAGCTTCGTACGCGTTTTTAGCAAAGCCGTGTTTGCTATCCTTTCCAACGCAAGCCATAGGTCTAACTTCTTCCATTCTTATATTATACTAAATTCTCGACCAAAAGTCAAGAACAATTTTTTAGTTGGTATGTGGTTACCAACCAATTTCATTAGATAAAAAGTTTAACTTTTCATCTGCAGCTGCCGCAAGCTGTAGCTGTTCGTCAATAGCTGAAATAATATCGGGGTGTTCTCCGATACCTACAGGATTATTGAGGTATACATTTATATTTGCTTTTGCTGAGGCTATGTCTCCTTGATATTTTAAAGTCAAGGCATCTTTTAGTTCTTCTTTCATTCGTCTTTTCCTAATACAGAAAGTACAAATTGCTTTGTAAACGCTTCTGTGTTTAACATTATTATAATCAGTGCTGGTGCCATTATTAGTGAAAAGGCAAAACAAAGACCATAATATAGTGTTCTATTTACAACTACTATATTATCTGGTTCCATGTACTTTGCTATTTCATAAGCAGGGTACCAGATCGTTATTAAAGTTGTAATCGCTCCTGATACGGCAAATAAGCCGTAAAAATATAGTAGTTCCATTTATTCTCCTTATTAATCAAACACTACTCCATATTGTTGTAAGTGTTCGAGGCTTCCTAAACTTTGGCATAATGTATGAGCAGAAAAACCTATTTTTTTCTTGCCCGTCCACCAACCAAGTGTTTCGTATTCATCACTATATGGTATAAGATTATAGCACCAAACTCGGTACATCTTACAACCATATCTTTCTTCATAATCTACAGTTCTAATTCCTAGCATTGAATCTAGGTATTCGATTGAATACTCTTGTTCAACTATACATGCCATATGATATTTGGCATTCCAAACTATCTCACCCTTTTCAAAGCTGTCTCTAAGACAAGCGTCGGGTAACATTGCTTCTTTATGTCTATCATCTCCTGTAGGTCGTTGTGGTACTCCGACTCTGCCAATTATTCCTTTGACAAAAGCCTGAGACCTGTATATACTTTTTGATATGTCTGAGATACTCTCTCCTTCAACATAATCTTGTATAACTTCTTTTATTTCATTTGGAGAAGCAGGCTTTCCTTTAGTTTGTAACTTTCTCATAGCAACAAAACTTTCCTGTTCTTTAAATTCTTCTATAATACGAGTTAATCGGGTCGTATTATAACTAATATTTAGCATTTCACATGCTGATTTCTTTGTACTTCCTTCTTCTAATGCATTAATAACTCTGCGTATATTTATGTCACTTAGATTCTCGTGTGCTCGTTTTCTAATCCCTCTTTTCATTAATCCATGTCCATTGACATTTGCATTTCATACTCTCTAAAGTTTCTTACTTCTTCCTCTTCTTTCATGCCGAGTAGCATTACTGTATAGTGTATTATTTTATAAAGGTCAAGATCGTTTTTCCCGTCCTTCTTTCCATATCTCTGTGCATATTTAAGTATGTTTCCTATGCAGAAGCCTTCGCCATGCTCTGCATCAAATATCACTTCTGTACTCTGTATGTTTCCTGTGCTATAGTGTTCGACATATGTCTCATCAATATAGGCTTTCACCATCTTAAGTACGTGATCTTCGTGAAATTTATATTTAATTTCGGGCATTTTTATCTTCTTTATACTGTGCGTATCTTTCTTCTAACCAATCTCTAGTATCGTAATACCTATCAGACTGAATAATAAAACTGAATATGAAGTACCATAGTATAGCACTAAGTATATACTGTCCAAAAGTTACTGGTAATAAAAATAGTTCGTGTACCCACTCCATTATATATCACCTTCTTCTCTAACTTCACTTCTATGCTTTTCAAAACCATTTGGATATCTTTTTTCTAGCTTTGATATGTTCTCTTTCATGACTTCTTGTGGTGTAAAACCAAGAGCTAAACACCCTTGTACCCAATACCATAAGACATCTCCCAATTCTCTTTTAAGGTGAAACTTAATATCTTCATCATAGTCTTTACCTTGAAACACTATCTTTTTTATTATTTCAGAGAACTCACCTGATTCTGCTTGCATTCCCATAGAGCAAGTTATTAACTGACTCCATTCAATCTCATCGTGCTCGTAACACAACTCGTCTAGTCTATCTTGCATAGCTATAGTTTTTAAACTTTCTTTTGATGTTGTACTTTCTACAAATTTTCCATAGTCATCTATGTTAATTGTCATTGTTTGTAAGCACTCACACTTTCTACTAAGAAACCTGCGTCTCTTAAATTTTCTGTTACGTCTCTGATAGCATCGCCACCATCAAATGCTTCTATTTTAACTTTACCACTAAAGTTAACTTCGAATTTTCCTGCTTCTTCTTCTGGGATATCGTAACCCTCGTCCCAACCATTTCTTTCCTGTTTTTTCATTTTGTTCCTAATGTAATTTATTGTTATTCTTATACCATCGAGCAAGCCACATATCAATTTTTTCCCTAGAATAGTTATCTGGGAAAGTAACTGTTAAATCGCTCCTTAATCGAATTTTTTCCATTATGTATATTATAGTTGAAATAAACTTGAAAGTCAAGTTTTATTTTGAGGGTCGGTTAATTTTATCTAAACCAGCCGACGAGAGAGTGTCTAACTCCTTTCACAATAGGACTAATCCTATGCTTGTGTGAGGAGTCAAACATTGTGATTGATCCTTTTTCGTATGCTTCAGTATTTAGAGTATAATCTTTAAATTCAAGATCACCTCCTTCATACTCTGTTTTATTGGAAAGCTGAAGAGAAAGGCTAAGCCTTCTTGGTCCTTCAGGTGGCGAATCCAAGTGCCAATCATAAAAGTCACCTACTTCATAAGTAGCTAACTGTAATGGTTCTAGCACTAAGTCTTCGTATCCCCAATATTGTAACCCGATAGTTGAACCTGCGGTTTGTACGAATATGGTAAGATCATGCCAGTATTCGTTGTCTCGCAACCATCGGACTTTAGAGTGACGGAAAGCTTTATCTGATAAAGCGTTTCCGATATACCCTTCCATTGGTATAACAATATCAAGAGCCTTTAGTGTAACATCACATAGTACATCTGGTACGACTTTATGTGTTGAATAAATCACTATCTACTTGCCTTATTTACTGTTAATTTTATCCTTTGCGGTTCCTGCATAGAGTCCAAACCAAGCTGCGCCTGCTCCGACTACTATAGATATTAACCCTGATTGCTCGAATGATGGTACTGGTAAAGCCATGAACCAAAGTGTACATTTATATAATAATATCATATATATACTTAAGAATGCTCTAGGAAAAAGACGCCATGCATCTATCATTTGAGAAAACCATATTACCTTTTGCCAAGGATTATCTGGCTCCTTTTCATTTTCTAACTCCATGATTGTAGCTTTTAATGCTCCAATCTCAGAAACCATTGCCATGAATTTATTAAGGTCTATTTCAACCTCATTGCGGCTCATGTCACCTTGAAACTGTTCACTTGGCTGTGCCATTTATTTACTCCGCTTTATAGCAGGTCCATGCTCCATAAGCTAACCCTGCCCATGCTAGTAATTTAGCTAATCCGCCTGTGAGTATAATCAGTAGACAAACTACACATATAACAGCGCCGTCCCAAGATGTTCTCTCAGAAACTCTGTCCTTTGCCCAGTCTACCCATGCTTTTACTTGCTCCATTTTTTCTCCGTTCTAGTTCCAAAAGTTATTAATTTTTGCAACTCTGTGATTTCTTCGTCTAATCGAGAAATCTCACTTACACTCTTAGTGACTGCAAGTTGTTTATTAAGTTGTTCTATAACTACTTTAAGATTCTTCCGTGTACTTGTCATTGGTATCCATATCTTTTAGCCACTTATAGCTAGGACTTTCCCTGTCTATAGGGGTAACGTCTGTGCTATATAGTTTAACAACTTTATATTTCCAATCGCCTTCACTTAATGCTGAAGGCAACCAATCTTTAACTGACTTCTTACTGACGTCAGCTTTAATGAATATTTCTATTTTATAATCATGTGTTATCATTTCTTTTTCTACCTTGAGTTCTATTCTCATTTGTTTCCTTTAATGTAACAGACACAAGATACTATCAAGGTCAGTCTTTAAATATAATTTTTAATTCACATTTAATGATATCGCCACTACAATAATGTTTGATGAAAGCAGAAAGGTTAGCCATTTCCGACTTACTTTCTATTTCTATTTCTATTAGTGTTTTTGAGCTAGCAGGGTCCTCTTTCTGACTTAGAGGGGCTACTTCCCTTTTGGGGTTTCTTTGTCCTGCAATTGATCGGTTTCTTCATCTACTTTTTCTGCAACTGCTGATATTGTACCAGCTGTAGTATCTGCAACAAATGCTGTAGTATCTGCTACATCTTCTGCAACAGCTCCAACAACTCTAGATGCTGTTCCTACAGTCATATCTAGTACTCCTGTAGCTACAGATTTGGTGCTGTCTATAACTGCACCTACTGATGCACAGCTTGTTATAAGTATAGTGAAAATACTTATTAGTAAGTACTTCATATTAGTTCTCCTTATCAGTAATAATCTATCTACTGATTCATGTCGCATAAAATTTGCGACTAGTGTTAGTTTTGTTTATCAAATAATGTTGTAATATCAAGTGAATGATATATAATGTCATACGCTATTTCTAACATATGTACAACCAACATGATTGCTAATAAAAGGGCACATACTTTAAGCCATCTTATCTGGTGTTTCATAATATTTCCTAACCGGACCCACAGGCCTGTAAAGTTCTATTTATTCTTTTGTTTTATCTGTTTTATCTCGAGGGAATAGACCTATTGTTGGTCTTTTACTCTCCTCTTCTTTATTTGCCTTCTTTACTTCAGAAGGTGGCATTGTAACTTTACGATAATAAACAACCACGTCTTTAAGTTCGGTTATATATCGTTTAAGTTCTTGCATATTATATGCCATTACTTCGTAATCTGGTACTGTCATTGCTAAAAATACCAGCTCTTTTTCCTGTTCAATTATTCTTGCTTGAAACTCCTCAAAGTTAGTAGGAGTAACTACAAACCACATAGGCTCTTTCAAGTCTATTTCTCTAGGCATAACAGGTTGGACAATGGTTCGCTCAATAGGCTTAGCCATTATCTCTATTTGTTTAGTTTTACCTCCCAGTAGGCTGCAACTGGAGACCATCATCGAGATTGTCAACAGTATCACTAAGTTTTTCGATGTCTTCGAATATATGTTTTGTTCCATTATTTATCTTCCTTTCCATTTCAGTTGGATTTTCTAAAATTTTTGCTGTAAGTTTGTATTCTGATATAAATTGAGAATACCTATTTAATTCTCTTTGTGCCGCTTGGCTTTTTACGGACAGTTCGTTCAATTGAGTACTTTGAAGTTCAAAGTCTCCCTTCATAACTTCCATAGCTTCTTTTTGTGTTTCTACTGCGCCTTCTAAGGCTGCGTTATTTGCTTTTAATACCATATTTTCACTATATAGGTAATAACTAAATATACCTAATACTAGTAGTATTCCTATTAATACTTGTTGCATTATAATTCCTCTATTCTATAATTAAGTCCTTCTGCTCCTATGACTTCTACTATGTCACCTTCATGAGTTTTAAACTTTAAATACTTGGGTTTCTTTGAGTAAAATTTCTTTACTACATATGTCTTATCGTCAGCATCCCCCCAAGTTTGGTTGTAACTAACTGCC